AAGAACGGCCTCCAGAGCGGCCAGACCATCAGCGGTCACCTTGGTCGAGTCCACCGTCAGCGACGCGGTGGGCTTGTGCCCCGCAACCTGAACGGCGGTGGTGGTCAGCTCCCAGCTGAAGGTGATGGCCTCCGGGGAGTCGTTCACGGTGTTGTACGCCTTCTCCGAGGGAGCCGCGAGGGCTCCGTAGATCAGGTGCAGCTTGTAACCGTGATCGGTGGAATCGACATCGTTACCGATGAGAGTCCGGTAGGACAGGCCGAAGGTCTTTCGGGCCTGCTGACCGATGGTCACACCCGGGGCGAGGGAGGCAGTACCATCGCACTGCTCGAACTCCTCGGGGTAGGTGAATGCCTCAACGGTCGCGCCGAACTCCTCGACGGAGACGAGGTTGAGGTACTTAATGTTGTCCGCGTACTGCGGGTTGGACTCGGCTCCCGAGGGTGCCTCGCTGATGGAGGTAAGACCGTTCCAGGCCACCCCTCCCGCGTACTCGCCGGTCTCGTCGGGAATGTACAGAACGCCATGGTCGACGCCAGTCTCGTAAAGTCGCTGTCCGACCTGATCCCACTGAATCTCAGCCATTTTGGATTCCTCCTAGAAGTAAAGGTTGTATACGTTGTGATTGAGGTTGTCGACGACGAATCGACGAGAGAAAGCTGACAAAGGGAGCTCTCCAACCTTGTCGGGAAGTGTACTGTCAGGATTTCGATCCACGACCGTTACCTGGTACCGCTTCTTTCTTGTGTAGGGAAGATTCGACGCGTGTTCAACCCAAATGGCATCCAGCTCATAAATAATCGCCGGAAACTGCATTTGCACATTTGCTGGTGGCTGAAAGTAAACGTTTCTAGTTCCCAGAAGACTCTCCAGAAGAGTCTGGAGTTGAAGCCTTTTTTCCATTGTACACCCCTCCCAATCTAAGAAGGAGGCGGGGACGCTGAACTTCCACATCGGAAACGATCCAGTACGTCCCCGCCCATTTGATGTACTTCATGGCAAAGAAGTGATTGTGGGCGTAGGCGTCGGCCACGATACTAATGGAATTACCCACGGTAATATCGTTGTTGATCTTCTCACCGACTTCTAGACCACGCGTGTTGCGGAGGACGTCACCATAGTACTTTCGTTCTGTGATGACGTCCTCCCACACACCAGGCACCGTTTCTACAGTTTCACCGTAACCGATTTCGCCATAGAACTTTGCCATTTTAGAGGCTCCGATCAGCCCGCGTTGTAGACGAAGTTCCAGTGCGTGGTGGAACCGGCCGGGATGTAGTAACCCTCATCCGCGACGGCCTCAACATCGGTGTCCTCGGCGATGACCTCAGAGCCGCTCACCGGGATACCCTCGATCTGGTAGATGACGCCGGTCACCGACGGGATGGTGATGGTGTTGGTCGCCCCATCGAAGGAAGGCGACTGCGGGGTGACGGCCTCGCCAGCGGTACGCTTGACGACGACGGCCGACTTCGGCTTGGTCAGGGCACCCGAGATACGGGTCTCCGTCAGGTACTTGTGCTGGTTGTAGTCGATGTCGAAGTCGTCGAACATCGAGACCTGGCCACCCTTGTCAGCGCCCACGGTGTAGTCGGACAGGTTGACGAAGATACCCACGACGTCCGCGTGCTGCTCCATGACCTCGACCGGAACGATCTTGGACACCATGAGAGCGGAAGCGAGAGCGTCCACACCGTCGTAGATGCGACGGCCCATCTTGTCCTTGTGCAGCAGCATGTCGGTCAGGAAGGGGAGCGTGGTGAAGAACACCGGCTGACCGGTACCACGGTACTGAGCGCGACCGCGGATCAGGGCCTCGATGGTGTCATCGACACCGGTGTTGGACGCCAGGGTGATGGGGTGGGCATACATCGGATCGTCGTTCACGATCGGACGAATGCGGTCCTCATCGATCTTGTCCTCATCGGCGGCATCGCGACCGTCGCCCAGAAGAATCGCACGGGCGACCTCCTCATCGAGCATGAGACGCATCTCAGCCTTCAGCCACGCGACGACGTCGAGATCGGTGATGTCGAGAATATCGTCGCGGTCGAGCTTCTGCTTCTTGTAGATGGTGGTCGGCTCGGTCTTCCGCTTGAGGAGCTTGATGATCTCCTCCTTCTTCAGGTTACCCTTGACGTAACCACGGGCACGCGCCTCGTCGGCGGTGATGTCCGCGACCACGGTCTTGATTCGGGTGAAGGGGGAGTGCTTGGTCTTACCAATGACCTCGGCAACCCACTCGGACCGGCGGGAGAGGATCTCAGGCTGGTTGCTGAGAGTCTTCGCGTCGGGGAAGAGGGTGTCGACGGGCTCGAAGCCGTAGGTCTCCGCGTGGGCGAGGAACGCCTCCTTGAAGGAACCGATCTTCTTGGCGTCCGCGACGATGGCGTCAACCTGGGCGTGAGAGAGAGTGTTCTTGCCGGTGGTGCCGGACTCGGACTGGTCGAAAACGTTACGGCTCATGGTGTTGAAACCTTCCTTGATGGTGTCGTTGATGGAATGCACGAGGGCCTCGGTGTCGTCAGACTGAGCGAGGTCGTCAGAATCGGTGTCGTCAGAGTCATCCTCATCGGAATCATCAGAAGACTCGAGCGCCTGACCGACGAGGTAGTGAAGGACATCCTTCTCCTCCTTGGACATGGCGTCGTAGATCTCCTCGACGGTCTTCTCGTCGTCGGAAGTCTTGGTATCGGTGGTATCGTTATCGGCCACAGTGGACCCCTCCTTCTCGGTGGTGTCGGCGTGCTCGAGCTCGAGCCCCGTGTAGATGATGGCTTCGTCATCGAGAGTCTCGAGACTATCACCGTGCTTGATGTTGATATTGTCGATGAATGCTCCAGGGTTTGCGCCCGTAAGAACGAGACTCACCTCTCGAATTGCTCCATGAACAACGTTGCTTCCTCGCTGAACGAGGTCGTTGGCGTAGATGGAGAGCGCCTTGATGTCTCCATGCTTAATTGCCGACTTAGCGGTCTTTGCCTGCTCAGTGTCGTTGAGGAATCCGAAGGCGTAGACGCCGTCCTCGCGGTTCTCGAGCAGAGCATGACCCAGAACATTTCCGATCTCGCCGTGCTGGTGCTGCCAGACAAGCGGGACCTTCTGACCGTCATTGTCCTTGAATGCTCCGGAATGAATAATCCGACCATCCGAACACTTCAGGCCGACCTTGGTGGCGTAGCCACTGAAGTCAGGTTCCATTTTGATGCTCCTTTCTACTTTTCTTCGGGTTCCTCAGGAGGAACGTCATCTTCGGTTGACGGAGGCGTGATAGGACTATCTCGCTTATCCGCTGGCATGTTCGAGTTCTGTAGCTTATCAGCCTTGGCTTCCTTGGAAGGCTTAAGGCCGATAACGCCACGAAGCTCGTTAGCAGTCATGATCTCATTCCGAGTAAACTTGTCACCAATCTCAGCAATACTGCCAATCGGAATGAGCTGGAACGGATCTCGATAGAACTCCAAAGAGTGCCCCTGAGTTCGAGCAGACTTCGTGAGGAACGTTCGACGCATGGCTTCCGTAATGGCAGTCATGATCGGTCGAATCGTCCGCTGGTGATAGTTCAGCATGGTTGCTTCGCTAGCGGTACCATTCATCACTTCAGGAGTCAGACCTAGGTGAGCGTAGAGCATCTCGGTCAGATCCTGAACCTGCTTCCAGAGGTTGTTCTCTGCTGGTCGGTTGAGCTGGGTGATCCTCTCGGTGCCGTCTGTATAGGCGATACCGTACTTGGACCCCCGGAGCTGTTCCTCAATGTCTGCTCGTCGCTGATCCGCCTGAGCGCGCTTAGTCTCAGACTTAATCACGTAGGGAAGCTGAATGATCATGTCAAGCTTGCCCGAACTGGTCTGCTCGTCAACGGCATCGAGAAGGCTGAGCTTTCGAATCAGTCGCTGAAGAGTTGAGTTGGGCTCATTCATGACGGCATAGAGAGGATTCTCAATGATCGCCACAAACCTCTTATCGAGAGTAACTTCCTCTCGCATTCCAGTCTTGTCATTGTAGAGTTCGACTCGAACGTGCGCAGGGAACCACTGAACAACGCGACCCACTCGAAGAGTCTTAACGTCGTAACTACCGCTTTCATTAGGATCGAGCGTAGTATCGACAGGAACGACAGCAGCTACGCCATGCTCAAACATGGTCATGACGAGATCTTGACGAAAGGCGGTGGCCGCTTGGTCGATGTTGGCTTCCACGTTCAGACAGTAGTCGATACCGCTATCATTCACATGTTCCTTGAGACGACCTTCCTCATCCAACTTCACATGCTGGATCTGAATGAGAGAGGAGTCAATACTAATTCGAGTGTAGATTGAACCAATAATGGACTTATCGCCCATAACGGTCAAACGGGATCTATCGGGACGAACTCCGTAACTCGGACCCATTCGAGGACTGAAATACGTATC